GGGTTGGCGATTTTGTGCGGTGGAATGCAAGTGGAGGCACGGCACAAGGCAAGATCGACCGCATTGAACGCGATGGTTCGATCAACGTCCCCGATTCAGAGTTCACCATTAATGGTGATGAGGACGATCCTGCGGCCCTGATCACTGTTTATCGCGAAGGCGATGAAGGTTGGGAGGCAACAGATGTGCAGGTTGGCCATCGCTTCTCAACGCTGACCAAGATCGCAGCGTTGCGTTGGCTTGAGGGCAAGACCTACAAGCGCAGTGAAAGCACTGCATTTGATGAGATTGAAGACCGCACTTATGACTTTCCGTTTTCCTCTGAGCAGCCTGTGGCTCGGTATTACGGGAACGAAATTCTTAGCCACGAGAAAGGCGCTGCTGATCTCAGTCGCCTGAATGACGGCGCTCCGCTGTTGTTCAACCACAACCCTGATCGCGTGATTGGAGTTGTAGAACGTGCGTATATCGACGACGAAAAACGTCGTGGTTATGCGCGCGTGCGGTTCAGCCGCAACGAGTTCGCGCAGGAAGTCTTGCGCGACGTACGGGACGGAATTATCCGAAACGTGAGCTTTGGCTACGCCATCGACAAGATGGAGGAGAGAAGTAGTGGCGATTTTGTCGCTACTTCATG